TGCTATTTTTTCTTCTGAATTAAAGCATGGCTGTAAAAGAAACCCCATTGATGATTTTAAGTATGGTTTGAGCGCTAATTTCCACCATCGTTTGTATTATTAACAGCGTAAGAATTTTCTGTTATAATGTCCACATGCCTTTAGCAAAAGTAAACATAGCACCAGGATTTGATAAACAATCTACACCCTCAGACGCGGAGGGTCGTTTTGTAGATGGTGATAATGTAAGATTTAGATATGGCGAACCTGAAAAAATAGGAGGCTGGTCAGCTTTAGTTAATGATAAAATAGTTGGTGCTGCAAGAGCACAACATGTGTGGGCATCAACAGATGGTAAAAAATACGCTGCAATAGGAACGGACAAAGTTTTAGTAATTTATTTTGATGGTGCTTTTTATGATATAACTCCGTTAGACACAGACAATTTTTCTACAGGCGCAAACATAACAACGACTAACGGATCAGCGACAGTAACCATAACTACGTCTGGAGCTCACAACCTAACAGTTGGAGATATTATAACTTTTGCTAACGCTGGATCATTTACTGGAGCAAACACAGATTTTACCGATACAGATTTTGACGACAAATTATTTGAAATACAATCCGTACCAACAATCAACACTTTTACTATCACGATGCCTTCAACTGAAAGTAAGTCAGGGGTGACTAATGATGGGACATTAGACGTAAGACCTTACGTAGTTGTTGGACCTCTTCAACAAACTTCAGGTTATGGTTGGGGTACATATTTATGGGGCGGTCGAACAGTAGCAGAGACAACAACAACAATGAATAATGGAGGCACCTTAGCTTCCGGAACAACAGCCCAGGTAATTTTGACTGATGCCACAAATTTTCCAAATTCAGGAACTATAAGAATTGGATCTGAGGATATCACTTACGCAAGTAAATCTAGCAACACTTTACAAACACTAGGTAGAGGTGCAAACGGAACTACTCCTGCAAATCATACTGATGGTTCTACAGTCACAGACATATCTACTTATGTGGGTTGGGGTGACGCATCGGCATCAAGCACTGTTACTATTGATCCTGGAAATTGGTCTTTAGACAATTTTGGAAATCTCTTAATAGCCACTGTACACAACGGTGAGACTTTTACATGGGATGCAGCTGCTGGAAACGCTTTGCAAACTAGAGCAACTATAGGATCTGGCATGCCGACTGCTTCTGTGATGACCATAGTGTCTGATAGAGACAGACATTTATTTCACTTAGGCACAGAAACCACAATTGGCACACCTACCACACAAAATAAAATGTTCATTAGATTCTCAGATCAAGAAAGCACTAGCGATTATGAGCCTACTTCAACAAACACAGCGGGCACGTTTCAGCTAGATGATGGAACAGAGATAGTTGGTGCTTTTAAAGGTAAAGATTATATTTTAGTATTAACAGATACTGCAGCGTATGAGATGCAGTTTGTAGGTCCTCCTTTCACATTTTCAATTAGAAAGGTTGCATCCAATGCTGGGTTAATAGGCAATCACGCAGGTGTATTTGCAAACGGAGCTGTGTTTTGGATGGGAAAAACAGGTAAGTTTTATGTTTATGATGGCACGGTAAAAGCTCTACCATGTTTAGTTGAAGATTTTGTTTTTACTACAAGCGGAAATAATCCAGGTTTAAATTTTGACTCAGGTAAAATAGTTTATGGTGGTATAAATGAATTGTACTCTGAGATAAATTGGTTTTATCCTACGGCCACATCAACAGCCATTGATAGGGTAGTAACTTATAATTATGCTGAAGGAGTTTGGACAACAGGAACTTTAGACAGAACAACTTGGATGGGATCTACCGTTTATGATAAGCCTTATGCCACTGATTTTGAGGCATCCGATACTCCAACTTTTCCAAGCGTAAGCGGTGTTTCTAATGGTGCCACTATTTATTATGCGCATGAGGTAGGGGTCAATCAAGCTAATGGTGATGGAACAACCACAGCCATACCAGCTTTTATTAAATCAGGAGAGTTTGATCTTAATGGAAGACAAGGTGTGCCTGGAGATGGAGAGTTTTTATTAAGTGTAAGAAGATTTATGCCTGACTTCAAAAGAATTTCTGGTAATGCACAAGTAACAATATTTTTAAATGCTTTTCCACAAGGGTCCACTGCAGCGTCCAGTCCATTAGGTCCCTTTACTGTAAGCTCTACTACAACTAAAGTAGACACAAGAGCTAGAGCAAGATTAGCTGCTGTTCAAATTGAATGTTCAGCGGTTGATGAGAGTTGGAGATATGGCACATTTAGATTTGATGTTAAACCTGATGGTAGAAGATAATGGCAAAAATAATTATACAAATACCAGAACCAAAAGAAAGATACTCATCTGAAGACCAAAGGCAAATATTGCAAGCTCTGAGAACTTTGCAGTCTCAGTTGAACTTCTCTTTTCAGAATGATATAAAAAATGAAGCAGATGCTTTTAACTATTTCTTATCATAATGACTATACGATATAAAAATCAAGGATTTAAACAATCAGGCACAGGTAAAACCACAGTGTTGACGTGTCCAACAAGTGCAACAATTATTGTGAAAAGCGTTTATGTTGCTAACAATGATGCGTCTTCAGCTATTTTAGTTAATATGAACTTAGTAGATTCTTCTGACTCAAGTGCTGAGTTTGAGTTTTTTAGAGATGATGTTGCAGCTAAAACACAGATTAATGCTACGCCCGAAGGTTTAAATCTTGAAGCAGGTGATGCAATAACGGTGGCAGCAGCCTCCGGTAGTAATAAAATTCAAGGGGCTATAAGTTATGCTCAACTAGATAGATCTCAAGAAAATGGGTAAAAAGAAACCACTATTTGGTGTAAGTAATTATAAAAAAAGAACCCCCAAAAAAAGGCCTGGTAGACATAATAAAAGTTGGAGTAAAAGAATACCTAGACGTAAACGTAGTCGTGGACAAGGACGTTAAATTATAGTAGTAAAACTTAATGACTGTTTATCACAAAATAAAATGCGAAACCAAAACTATTTACAGAAGTATTAAGACTGGTGAGAGATATGAAACAGAAAAGGCTTTTTTAGAAAATCACCCTAAAGATGATCTTGCAACTGATGTTGAGGTGCAAGTCCCTGATCTTCCTATGTTCAGTAAAACTAAAAATACATGAAACCATTAGGTGGAACAGAATTACAGTATGAGTTTTTAAAACAACACGTTGATTCTAATCTTCTTGAAAATTTTAGCATTTGTTTATCAGTGCCAGGTAGAGTCCCTTTGTCAGCTAACAAAATAAACATATTGTGGCAGAAAATGGCACCAGATCAACCTCATTTTCAAGAATTCTATAAAGACCAAGAAAGACTGAAAGAATATGATTACTATGTATTCAACAGTCATTGGAACTATGAACAATTTAGGAAAACATTCAAACTTCCACATGAAAGATGTGTCGTTATAAAAAATGGTATACAGAATTTAAAATTAAGAGATCCTAAACAAAAGAAAGATAAAATAAAACTTATATATCATCCTACACCCTGGAGAGGTTTATCAGTGTTATTAGGAGCTATGCAACTGATTAAAAATACAAACATAGAATTAGATGTGTATAGTAGCACTAAAATATACGGTTCTGATTTTGAAAAAGATAATGATAGTCAATATCAAGCTCTTTATGATCAAGCTAAACTATTACCTAATGTTAATTATATTGGTTACAAATCAAATGAATACATTTTAGAAAACTTACACAAGTATGATGCATTTGTTTATCCTAATATTTGGGAAGAGACTTTTTGTATATCGGCTCTTGAAGCTTTAGCCTGTGGTTTGTACGTAGCAACAACGGACAACGGAGCGCTTTATGAAACTTGTTCTGAGTTTCCAATATATGTTCCTTATGATAATAATCTAAGAAATTTGGCTACTCAATTTGCATCAGTCATTGACGGACTACCTGAACAATTAAATCAAGATGGAATACAGATACATTTAAAATTTCAACAAAATTTTTACAATCACTTTTATAATTGGAAAGTAATCGGTGCACAATGGACAAATTTTTTACAAGGAGCTTTAGCAAATGGAAGACGCAAGTAAACCTATATGGTTTAAAAAAGAAGAGAATATTAAAACTCAAGAAGTAAAACCAAAAAAGTTTTCTATATTTGTTGCAACTCCAGTGTTTGATAATGTATCTATACATTACTTTAATGCTTGTTTAGAGTTTCAAAAACATTGTGTATCAAATAATATACAAGCATCTTTTCAAGTCATGAAATCCTCTCTCGTAACACAAGGTAGAAATTTATGTGTTTCTAGTTTTATGGAAAGTAATCACACACATTTACTATTTGTTGACTCTGATATTGAGTTTCAGACACAGTCTGTATTTAAAATGATAGCTGCAGACAAAGATGTAATCTCTGTGCCTTACCCTTTGAAACAAATTTTTTGGGATAAAGCTTGGGAAAGAATTTCTAAAGGTAATATTAAGAATGCTAAGGATTTAAAATACAAAGGTTTATATTCTTACCCTATGAAAGTTGAGGATGACAAAAACATTTTAATAAAAGATGGTGTAATTGAAGTTACACACTCTCCTACAGGATGTATGTTAATTAAAAGAGAGGTAATAGAAAAAATGATAAAAGCTTACCCTGATCTCGAGATAGTACAGAAGACTGTAATTAATGGTGAGCTTATGAATAGACCTTATTTATATAATTTTTTTGATACTATGCATGACCCACAAACTAAAAAATACTTAGGAGAAGATTTTGCATTCTGTAAAAGATGGAAAAAATTAGGCGGTAAATGCCATGCTTTAATAACCGACCGAATTACACACGCTGGTGAGCATCAATACAGAGGCTGCTTTGCCGATGAGTTGATAAAGACTGAGTAAAATGGTAAACTTTCCTAATTAGCTAATTTTAAGGAATACATAATATATGTTACAATTTTTACCCTACGCACTAGCCGCCTACGGAGGATACAAAGGTTATAAAGCATCTAAAGAC